AATTAGTTTCGGTGCAGCTTCTATAAGCACGTTATAAATCGTCTCAATAAAACTAACCGCAAACTCTGCATATTTCGGTATATAGTCAATAATCGAATTCAAAGCGTTTAATATTCCGTTTTTTAATGCTTCTCCGCCGTCCTCGCTGCCCTGTGCCATTTTCATTAAGCCGTCAACAATATCCATAACTGCAGGCATAAACATCGTACCGACTATCGTTGCGGTCATTTTAAATTTAGATACAAGCAGGTCTAACTGGTCTCCAAATTCTGCTGATTTTTTAATAGCCTGTTCGTCTAAAATCAAGCCTAAATCTTCGTACTTTTGGAACATCGTGTCGAGCCAACCTGCTTCCTGATTAAAAAGCGGTAATAGCTCCTGACCAGAACGACCGAATAAATCTACTGCAAGCTGTGTTTTTTTCGCTCCCTGTTCCATTCCTTGAAACTGCTCAACAACTTTTTTAAACGAATCTTCAACGGACAATCCAGCAAAATCTTCATAGCCTAAGCCAAGTCGCTCTAATAACAATAACGCTGTTGCTGAGCCATTGCTTGCATCGTCAAGTACGCCTGTAAATGTTTTCATACCCATTGACATTGTGTCAATCGTTGTACCTGACATTTTCATTGCCAATGCCCATTTTTGATACGCTGTTGTTGACATATTCAGCTTCTGCGATTCGTCGTCAATCTCTCCGCCTAAATTAATTGCATTTAGTGTTAATTTAGTCAACGCAACACCAACAGCAACAGCGGCGGTATACATCGCCGCAAGTGCTTTGCCTGCTACTTTTGCACCTGTTGCTATTTTCTGACCGAAATTAACGCCTTTCTTAGTATTACTATCAATACCTTTTTGATAATCTTTATCATCAAGCGTTAATTTTGCGACTAAATTAAATAAATTCATAACACCTCGATTCCGTGTGCTTTAAGCGTATCGCTAATAATTTCTTGTGCCGTTCTATTGTCTTTCGCCTTATACTCGCCTAGCATTTCTGCCCTTATGTCGCTCCAGTTCTGATTTTCGCTAATCTGTTTGCCCTGTGCCGTGATATACAACATATCCGCTATATAGTTTTCGTATGCTGTCCGTACCGCATTATCTCGTAACCATGCAACCAGATAATAATTAATCGATTTCATCGGCATTTTTCGGTTAATGCTATTCAGCCCTGATAATATTTTTCCGCACGCCGCAAACTGATTAAATACACCGCTCCCGTCTTTTATGCCTGCGGAGCGAACGAGGAAAAAAAACTTACTAAGTCTTTATCCTCCGCAATCGCTTTAACTTGTTTCATAGTTTCTATCGCCGACTGATTTTTAATTTCGTCAACGGTTGTTTCGTTAATCGCCGCCAACACTTCGTACACAGCCGTACGGTATTTTTTCAAGAATAACGGCAATAATTCGGCAAAAAACTTAACCTGATTTTTATCTTCTCTATGCTTTATGACGACTTCTTTAATATCATCATCGCTTACAATCTCTGAAATATACGGAGTAATCTCAATCAATATATCCAACGCTCTATCTGTACTTAACATAATTCTACGCTCCTGCTTTTTCTATATGAATCTCAAACGGTGCTGTATTTGTGTCTGAAACATCATAGTGTGCTGTCAATGTAACGGCGTATGTCCCCTCACCCTTATTCGCAATCGTGTAGTTCAATCCGCCTGTACTCATTGCGTTTGCAAGTTTAATTGATAGTTTTTTACCGCCTGCCGTATCTCCGACCCACCATATATCTTTATAATCGGTCGATAACACATCGCTTGACGCTGTGATTTTTGTTGATGCTGTATCAGTCGTTGATGTCGCACCGCCGCCGAGTGCTAACTTCAGACCTGCTTCTGATGCTTCAATTAATGTCATATTAAGCGTTACTGCCCAATCGTCAATAACCTTAAAATCTTTAACATTTTCAGGCAATCCGTCCGCTTCTATCGCTCTGTAATTCGGTGTTGCGGTAAAACTACCACCACCTCGTGTCGCCCCGATTATGTTTGCTTCGGTTATCGGCGAGCCGGGTGTGAACGCACTTAGCAGTACGCCTGCACCGAGTTGTATATTTTGTTTCGTGTTACTCGTAACACCTGTTAATAACCCTGCCATAATTTTTCTCCTTATTATTAATAATAACTAATTTCTAAGTTAACTAATACTGCCCTAACCGTTAATTCGTCGTCGTTTCGATTCTGAACGAACGGCGAGCCTTTTTTAACCCATAACTTTATGCCCGTTCCGTCAATTAACACGCCGCCCTCTCCGATTAGTTCGGATAGTGTATCAGCGTAACTGTACGCACTTGCATAACTATTATCTGACCGTGTCCATATCGTTAACTGCTGCAATACAGGCTCTGCAAATTCGCCCTCGACATAACCAAGTGATGCGTACGGCAACACAGCAGAATCAATAACACGCTCTTGATATGTTTTAATAACATTTTTATCTAACCATGCAATTAACGCTTTAGCACCGTTTGTCATACAGCTTAATTCTCCTTGATGTATTTTTCAGCAGTCCATTGTGATACATCTTTCATCGTTTCGGAATTATCGTTGCCTTTCAATTCGGAGCTTGTTACAATCGCCGTTATTGTGCCGTCCGATATAATATAACCTGTTTTAATCTCGACCGTGTTTTCTATCGGCTTAGTCATAAATGTATAAACATCAACAACATTACGCTGTGCAGCAATCATTCGTTCAGTCGAGCTTGCACGCTGTAACAATCCTTTAACCGTGCCGAGTGTGATATATACTATCGCACCGCCGCCAAGTCCGTCATCGCCGACTTCACGCTGCATTATCGTTATATCGGAAAAATAATCACTAATCATAACTCTCCCCTGAATATTTTATCAGCCGTCCGTTGATATTTATTTTTATTCGGATTAATCGAGTTTTCCATAAATTTACGGGCGGGCTTTTTAAACGCACCGTTATTTACATCATCAGCGTATTCAACATTACTACCAATCAGCACAGCGTTTTCTTCTCCTGTACCTTGCAGTGTATCAGCCTTGCTAGCTTCCGCACCGTTCGCTCCGCTTGCAATTTCAGGCGTTAAAAACGATATACTCGCTCTAAGCCTGCCAGTGTCAACTATATCTCTGCCGGTAAAATCAGGCTTACTCATATAGCTTACAACATCGCCGACTGCTTGTGTACCGACAGCGTATAGAACACGCTCTTTCTGTTTCGAATATTCCGCTTTAATTTTTTCTGCGTTATTTTCAATCTTAACCTGCATCATAACTTTCTACCCAGTTCAGAAAATAATATCTTGCTATATACGGCTTGTTATACCGTGCAATTTCATTTGCATACGCCGTATAGCCGTTATTCGCCGAGAACGATATCGTATAATTCGGTATGCTTTCTGATGCTACGCCTTGATGTTTGTTGAATTTCTTAACACGCTCTGCTAATGCGATAAAATCATTCGGAACGGCTAAACCGACTATATAGCCGGTAAACGCTTCGTCTGTAGTCGTGCCGTCTAGTGTTACGGTTTTGTCGGCAATCGCTGTTATTTTATATACTCCGTCATTAAGTAAGCTGTCAAGGATGCGGACATACTGCCCGACTTTATATGTGCCTCTTAAGGCAATCGAACCGTTAACGATACTGTATGCACCGCTCTCTGCCGTTCGTTCAAAATAATTATTAGTCTGTGACATTAAATCACGCATCCTTAACGCCCCTCCTTGATTTTATGTTATGAGCCTAAAACAACTGTTACGGCAGTACCAGGTATAATCGCCTTGCCTGTAGAATCACATAATATCAGCTGTACTTTATGACCTGATGTAACGACAATTTCGCTTCCAATCACATAAGTATCTAATGCGGAGCAGTCGTCACCAACGACTTTAGCGGTATATCCAGTTGCGGCGGCGGCGTAATATTTCAAAACAAATCCTGCTTTAACAGCAAGTTTTAAATCAATGTCGCTTGAACTTAGCTTTGTTTTTGTCGCTACTCCCGCTGCCGATGTGGTTGTAAATCCGTTAATCTGTGCATATATAGCACCCTTTTTGTTCGTTCTTACAAACGCATCGTAATTAATTCTGCCCTCGACTAACCAACCCGAAATACCAGGAGGGTTATCGTGGATTTTATATTCTTCAATTTTCTTAACAGCGGTAGTCGCAACAGGGTGTGTCAATACGAACGATGCCCCGAGTAAATATTCGTCAGGCACTTCAATAACAGCAATATTATCGATTCTACCAATTTGCCCTGTAATCAGCATATTCTGTCCGATGTCACTTGCCTTCACAAACGCTGTGTCGAGTTTTATTTTCTTGTAAAAATCGGTTGAGCAATAGCAAATAACGCCGTTAATTGGAACTTTATTTTTTCTAATTGCTGCTCTTGCATCCAAAAACTTTTCGTATGCATTAGCTTTGGTTATCGCTGTGCCGTCAACATTACCTGCACTCACAATCATTCTTGCGATTCTGTAAATATCAACTTCGGGTATTGCGACCTGCTCCAATTCTCTCGACAACGCCTTGCCCGCTTCCATTGACATCTGTGTATCGTTGTAATTCTTACGGTCAATCGTAAACGTGAACGACCTGTCCATTCCGACTGTCATTGTCTGTGTGCCGTTACCCAACTCTGCGGGTGTGCCGTATCTGTTACTGCCTGAAGCGGTATAATCGTTCATAGGTGCGGTGTTCACATCGTAAACAACGACCGACTGCACACC